AATCAACGATCTCCCTAACTTTGCGATGCACCACCTTGAACGCCAGAGAGCCTTCCAAATCGGCTTTCCTCAAGGCGATGAGCAGTTGGTTCGCTTCGTCAAAATCAAGGCGTATATCGCCTTTAATGCCCTTAGAATTGTGCATCTCAGTTCTTGGTCTCAGCCTTGAAATTCGTTGTCGTAATCAGCTCCTCGGCGATGGCGTACCAATCAATGTTCCCCACGGCCAGAATCGTCAAAGCCTTCAGTTGCGGATCCTTGATCGTTTCGGCTTGGGCCATGTAATAATCGTCCATCATCAACGACAGTTCTTCGGGGTCAGTCAGCGACTTGGCCTTGTTCTTCCAAATGTAAAAATCAAGGGAAATCGTCCTTCTCCTGGACGGCGTGGACATAGCAAGCCCATCGGTCAGGGCATCATCGTCAAAGGCGGGCATCGTTAGTTCTCTGGGGCGAAGATGTTGTCAAACGAATCCCGCTCGTCATCCCGGACATACTTCTTGTGGATGGCGTACCAATATTGGTGGCCTTCGTCCGTGGAATCCCAATGGAACGAGTGCAGGGCCTCGTCAAGGCTATCGTTGGTGCAGACATCGTCAGCATCGTGGGGGATTTGCTTGGGGCCGATATGTTGCATTTGGATGGCAAAAATCGCTGAGTTTGCGATGGGTTCTGGAAGCCTGGACTTCAATACTTGCTTGATCGTCATGGTTGGGGGTTTTGGTTGGGTATTAGTTGATATTTTTTGCCGTTGTGTTCAATGATTTCGGGAGTGCGGTGATCCTCAATAATACCTTCTGAATTCTCAGCGTATATCTCATTGCCTTTGGAATCGTATTCAAATTTGCACCAATATTCATCCGCAGACTCAAAATAGATGACCCTTCGTTTCTTGTCTTTAATTTCAAGGTTGCCATTGGCCTCAAAGTCCCATTTCAGCCATTGGCCGATTGTTTGTCCGTCTTTCATGGTTTTGGGGGTTAGATTAAGATTTTGGTGGATTGGCTAATCAAACGGTAATCGCCAGGGGTAATATCGTCACCCTCGTCAAAGACAAAAACTTGCTCCACAACGGTGGTATAGTCAATCCCAGGGCCGGGCAATTCGTCAACCTCGTCATAGCAGTAAATGTAATTGTCAACCGGGCCATCGTCATCGCAAGTGAAAACATTCTCGTTGCGCTCGTTGGTCTCAGGGTCAAACCAAACATTCGTGATCGTGTAGTGGTAGGCGGTCTCTTGGTTCATCGTTTTAGGGTTTAGGGGTTAATTAGTTTTGAATTGCTGCAAATTTCTTAATCTTAATAGCTTTTTTCATAGTTTACCATCATAATTCATTGCCCAATTTTCAAAACCCTGAATCATTTGCGCAATTTCTCTTTCACTCGATGAACCATAAGGGTTGAAATTAAACTTTTTTCTCAACATATCGCCTTCTTCATCGCCAAAGTTTTCGGATCCACCTTTTTCTTTCCATTTTTTCATTAAGTCTTTTTTAACTTTTGAAATAACAGAACAAACATATGAGGGGTTTACGTTGTAAAGGGTTTTCATAATTATAGGGTTTAGGTTATTACAGCCCCGTAGGGCCGTTTCGGCCTTCTGGCCTCGTCAGATAACCGGTGCAATCTTTTTGGCCCATTCGGGGTATTGATCGGCCCAAAGAGCGATAATTGACTCATCGTCAAACTCGTCAATAATACGGTCAATCGTTGGGGCCGAGATGTAGACCCGGTAAGGACGATCCTTTCTTTTGGTTGCGTAAACAACGGCCTCAACCGTGTCTGCATTGTCGTTGGGTAGGGCGATTGGGGTTCTCTCAATTATTCTCATTGTTTTAGGGTTTAGGGGGTTGATTAAATTAGCCCGTTGTCGGCAAAAGAAAAATAGGACGCACTTGTCAGGATGATATGGTCAAATAAATCAATATCAAACATGGCCAATCCGATTTTTATTTTCTTCGTTATGGTCTCATCCGCATTTGAAGGTTTTGTATTCCCTGATGGATGATTATGCACCATAATTACACTTGAGCACAAATCGTCAATCGCATATTTAGAAACAATCTTAGGGTCAACAACCGTTCCCGCCGTTCCGCCTTGGCTTATCTTGGCATAAGACGTAACCACGCCGGCCCTGTTTAACATCATCAAGAAAAACGATTCATAAAGCTCAATATCTGCATGATAAAATTGCCTGGCGAACTCTTGGGCATCGTTTGAGCTTTTTATCTGTTTTTGCTCAAATATGGATGGCTCCGAAACGCAAGTAATTTGCTTGGTTTTTACATAAGTTGTTTTCATTGTTTTAGGGTTTAGGGTTAGGGGTTAGGTCAATTTACTTGCCAAACATATTGTCCGGCTTCGTCAAAGCGGGGAAATGATACCAATTTAACGCCGCTATACTTGTCATATAGGCGGCCTTGGTATTGTTCGGCTTGGCGCATGGTCTTGAATGATTTTGTAATTGTTTTCATGATTTAGGGTTTAAGGTTAGGCAAAGTTAAATCGTCAATCGTCAAATGCACCAATATCGTCAAATTATTTTATTATTTTTTTTATCGTCAATCGTCAAGCAATCGTCAAGGTATCGTCAATCGTCAAGGTATCGTCAGCCTATCGTCAAGGTATCGTCAATCGTCAAGGTCGGGACGGGGCCAACCGTCAAGGTCAAGCGGTTCAAAGGTCAAGCGGTCCAAAGGTCCAAAGGTCAAGCCAGGGACCAAGACCAAACCAGCCCGGCGGATCCATGCAGGAACCAGGGACCACAACAGGAACCAGGCCCAAAGGTATATATATAAGGAATGCAGCAGCCCCACAAAAAATAGATAAAAAAATTTAAGGGTAAAGGTCGCAATAGGTAGGGGCCGCCGTATCTTTGAGCCAACAAACAACCCAACCACTAAACCTCAAAACCATGAACCACGAAACCCAAACCCTAAACGCCATGAATTACACCCCAACCGCCGCCCGCCTCGTTTCCGAAAATTACCCCTACGGATACACGGCCAAAACCACTAAAACCGATTGGCTAGAATTTAGCCCCAAGAAAGGCTTCAGGCATTGCAGCCAAACGATCAACCCCAAGACGGGTCGCCCAAACGCCCCCAAAAAGAGCGTTTATTATGATATCTTATTAATGTACCGGGACGAATCCGGCCACGTTAAGACGCAAGCCAGGGATATTAGAGATTTGAAGGAGATCAACCAGACCGCCGAATTTTTGGCACGCCCTGAGATTTTCGCTTTGTTCACCGCTCAAGAAATCGAATATATATATATCAACATGATATTTCACAGCAAAGTGAGCGCAAAAGCCCAGGTTATCTATTGCGGTTCTGAATGGGATAAAATGAAGCCTTACTTTGCCGAACCGCTCAAGGAATTAACCCGGGCCGCAAACACCAAAGGAACCGAAAACAGATTTAATGAAATTCGCTTTGATATTGAAGCGATCGACGCTTTGAAGGTCCCCAATTACAACCCGTTCACCGTTAAGACCTACGAGAGTCGCATAATAAACGACCGCCTAACCTTGGTGCAGGTACCTAACCAACAATAAACCAAAACCCAAAACAACCCTAAACCCTTAAAAACCCCCAAACCATGAAAAACCAAATTTTGTCCATCGTTTCTCAAGCCTTCGCAAAAATCCACCTTAGCGCAAGTAAAGACGCATTGCACCCGGCCATGCAATACGTCCAATTTTGCACGCTGCCAGCAGGCCCCCAGGGGCCCGGCGGTTTGTACGCCGTAGCAACAGACGCCCATACCTTGTTTTGGCTGAATGTATCCGAGGTCCTAAGTAACCCAGAAATTTTGCCCGCCGAATTTTACCTCCACGCCGACCAATACAAGAAGCTCACAGGGTCCAAAGTGTATCTAATAGGCTACAACCAGGACCAAAAGACGATCCAAACCATGGACAAGGCCGGCAATACCTTAGACGTCCTGCCGTACCTGGATGTTGAAGGAATGCAAAACGGCCCCGGCAGGTATCCGCAATGGACCGCAATTTTACCCACCGATCCAAACACGCAATTAACCGGCGGGCAAATCGGCCTAAGCCCTAAGCTAATTGGCCGGGCTGCTCAAATCATGGACGCCGGCCCCTGGGTCGTAACCTTTAGAGACGCTAACCGGGCCGCAATTATCCAGTATTGGAACGAGGAAAACGGAACCGCCCAAGGTCTCATAATGCCGCTCATGCTCCACAACATGGAGCACAAAGAAAAACAACGCCAGGACCTAAACGCCAAATTAGCCCAGGCATACGAAAAAGCGCAAGACCGCAAACAGGAAGCTGAAGCCATGCAGGAATAAAGACAACAACAGCAGCGAAAAGAGGGCCCAATTTAGGGCCCTTTTTTTTTGGCCGTACTTTTGGGAATGGTCACAAGGGAGAAGGGAGAAGGGAGCAGGGCGGAGAATCCCACCATCCACACCCCCCCAAAAAAAACCGAGTCACCCTCCAAAGGTCCCTGATGTAGGGATAAAAGAAAGGACACCAAAATAGAGGACCGCCAGACCAAACGCCATCCCGACCCGACCGCCTGAAGGTAGCAAATGGGAACAAGTCCCCGGAATGAGGGATAAAAGAAAGGACACTTTTTTAGGCGATCAATCGTCACCCCCCGCCGTCAAGCTTCGCCGGTCCTGCACGCCGTCAAGCATGGAGCCAGGCAATAGGGCCCAAAGTAAGGTAAAAAGAAAGGACCCCAAAACAGGCAACCCGGCCACCGCAAAGGGTCCAGGCTGTAAAGCATAGACCCGGGCAGAATCCCCAAAACGGATTAACTATCCCCCACTCCCACTACTTCTCACCCCTTAACACAGTTTGACAAAATGGCTAAAATCGGGTACCTTTTTGACGCTGTTTTTAGACTCTTTTTGGTGTCCAAAATGCGACTCAAACGAAAATGAGCATAAGATTTAATATAAGTGTTTATATTCTATATAGATGTCTATATGTTATATAGATGTCTATATTTAATATAGATGTCTATATAGTATATAGACACTTATATATATAGTAAGGGATAAAAAACAAATTGCGCCCTTTGTGGGAAAAAACACCTTTTTTGTGGAAAAGGGGTACCCCCCATTTTTTTTGGGCGAATTAAACTTGACTTGTGGTAATTTTGTGGGTGCATGGCGATACATGAGTTTGTAAAGAAGAAGAGGGTTGAGGTTATTGAGGAGGAGGTCTCTGAGGCCCCTGAGAGCGTTCCGAATGTTGAACCGAAGGCAGAGATACCTGTTCTCCTAAACGCTCGTTCTACGAAGCCTAAGACGGTTACGAGGCGTGATATTCGGGACTTGCTTGATGCCGACTTGGACAGGACGATTGGCGGTGTGAAGCGGATGGATGCGTTGATTGCCCGATTGGTTACGGAGGCGATTCGTGGCAATATGCGGGCGATGGAATTGGCCTTGGCCTATTTGTATGGCAAGCCCCAGCAGCAGACCACGGCACCGAACACGGGGCCTTTTGTTCTTGAGTTGACTGAACCAATTGTGGATGAAACTAACGGCGAGGCAGAGTCAGGCGTATAAGATGGCTTTGTCGGGGGAGAAGCAATTCATCCTCTTTGGTGGAGCGATCCGAGGCGGAAAGACTTACTGCCTCCTTCTAACCTATATCTCCCTCTGCTCCAAATATCCCGGCAGCCGGTGGGTGATTATCAGGCAGAGTATGCCCACGCTTCAGCGTACAACGCTTGTGACCTTCACCTCCCTGATGAACCAAGGCTTAGGGATGCACGTTGCGTCTTGGGACAAGCAGGCGCAGATTGTGCGGTTCACCAACGGCTCCGAGTTGATCTTTATGGGCGAGAATTACGATACCGATAAAGACTTTGACCGATTCAAGGGCTTGGAGATTAACGGCGGTGGGATTGACGAGATTAACGAGTGCCAGGAAGGACTCCTTTACAAGGTCTTGGAGCGTGCCGGTTCGTGGCTGAATTGCGAAGGCCGACCGCCCATTGTCGTGATGGCCACTTGCAACCCAAGCAATAATTGGGTGAAGGAGTTGATTTACGACAAGTGGAAGGAGAACGACCTTCCCTCCACCTGGGCCTACATCCCCTCCAAGATTACCGACAACCCCCACATCCCCGAAGATTACCTTCAATCCCTCCGGGACAATATGCCCGAATACGAGTACAAACGATTCGTGGAGGGCGATTGGGAGGTGCAGGAAAAACCAGAAAACCCCTTCTTCATCTCTTACGAAGCGAAGAAGCACGAAACCCACAACGCTTCCTTCAACCCGAACCTACCCATTTACATCTCCCTTGACTTCAACCTGCAACCCTTCTGCGGTCTGGTGGCGCAGATGTGGACGGATAGCCAAGGGGACCACGTTCACATCGTTGACGAGTTCCAGGTCACGGACGGAAGCATCCCCAAGATGGTGGACACCATTAAGGCCAAGTACGCCCCCTTCCTGTTCTCCTGCCTGCTCACGGGCGATGCAATGGGCAAACGGGGCGATTTATCGCAGAGGGACAATGCGAACTATTACGAACAATTAGCGAGGGGCCTGGGATTGGCGCAGCGGCAGATCAAGGTCGCTCCGAACCCGAAGCACGAGAACAGCCGGGCGCAATGCAATTACCTGCTCCAATTCCACCCCGACATCAAGATAAACCCCAAGACGGCCCCCGGCGTGGCGAGGGACATGAAGATGGTGGCGTGCGATGCCGCTGGCAACATCATAAAGCGAAACCGATATATCATTACCCAACAGTCCGACTTTGCCGACTGTTTTCGGTATCTTTGCAACAGCTTCTTGAGCGAATGGTACCTTAAACACCTCAAAAAGAGCGGTTACACACATTTTAACAACAATTTTGTCCCCGAACTTAAAACCCAACCAAGCCGATGAGTTGTCTTGAATGCACCGACTGCCCCGATATTGGCACCTTTGACATCTGTGCCGATAGCGTTGTGATTGGCTATACCACGCCAAGCA